TGTAAAAAAAAACCCCTATCGGATAGGCTATTGTCATAGGCATATTATCAAAAAAGTTTTGTTGTGTTTCTCTTATCAACTCAGCATCCATTTTAATATTATGCCACATAAAAAAACGTTTCTTAATAGGTCTACAAATAGTAGTTAATATTCTATGTAGGTTATTAAATATAGCCTCCTGGTCATCTTTAGCACTTTGTAATATTTCCATTATATTAATGTACTCAGCAAATATTAAATTTTGTGCTTTAAGTTCAAATTTATACCATTTATCACCTATCTTAAATTTATTGTTTTTTAGTTCTCTAGGTAATTCAGTCTCTAAAAATGACATTTTTTCTTTGATACTTTGGTACTGATCTAGACTAATATTTTTAATTACTTCTTTTTTTTGTCCAGTTAACACTGCTAGTATGTTTATGACTCTGTTTATTGGAGTCAACTCCGAGTTTAACACTGGTCTTAGGTTTATGTATTTACCTATTGTAACATCTTCCCACTTTGTTGGTATTGTGATCTTCATATTTCTATATATAACAAATTTTTGAATTATAACAAAAGCACTAAAAATAAATTTTAATTAAATACTAAACAACTAAACACTAACTAAATAAAACAACTCAATATCTATTTAAACACTATTTAGATAAGTTCTAAGACACTCAAATAGTTTTTTAGTATATTCATATAGGTTAGTCTTTTTTAGTTGCTTAAATCTCTTTATTTTAATTATGCTGGTTTTTATCTTATTTTATCTTTTCTTTTATTGTCTTTTCTTTTCTTATCTTATCTTATATAACCCCATTTGCTTAGCATTTGCTGACCATTTGCTTAGCATTTGCTCTTTTTTCCTCTGTTAAAAAAAAAGAGGAAGTAACGCTCTTTTGCCGACTACTTCCTCTATACACAAATTATGAAATAATTATCAATAAAATATAGTGTAAATATAATCAATTTTATCGTATTGAATACCAGCCTCGATTATTTTCTTTTAAATGTATTAAAGCAACGTACCTTAAAGCATCTAGTAAGTGATCTGCTCCTATTGGCTTTTGCAGACTATTTCCGTTTTTGTCAGTAGCCCATTTGTAAGTCCTAAACTCTTTTCTTAGGTTACTACTACTAACTACATTTATTTTAAATCGTTTAAGAATGTCTATTCCGTTTAATATACTGTCTCTACCTTTTGTAGCTGGCTTTGCGTTTAAACCTAGTCTATATATCTCTTCAATACTCTTAGGCTCTGCACTATCACAAATAACCTCATCCCTACCTACAATAGGTCTTAGTCTTTCTGCTAGGTCCTGGTTTGTTAATTCTCTTTCGTAGATAATCTCTTTTAAATATAGCTCGTCATCTTTACGATATACAGCAACGCAAGCCGAAGGGTCAATAGAATATCCAAAGTCTAACCCATAAGCTACTAACTTACAGTCTGGCATCCTATCTACATACTTAACATTCTCATAGACTAACCCACTAATATTGCCATACTCTCCTAGTCCATATATTTTCCAGAACTCTTTATCTGTTTGTTGTAGGTACTCTATTTCTTTAATTAGTGACTTAGGTAGGAATGAATTATTTTTGTAGTTAGACACTATTACCTCAACGTCTCCCACTTCATTAGAACGTTTTATTTCTAATTCCTGGTTAATCCAAATCTGCTCATCGTCTGGGTTAAAGTCTAAAAAGATTTTATTCTCGGTTCTCATTAGTAACTGGAAAAATTCCTGTTTGTATTCTAACTCATTAGCTTCATTACAGTAAAGTATATTTCTTTTAGCTCCTCTAAGTTTCTGCTCGTCGTCAGCACCTATAAACTCTACTAGTCTTTTACCATATCTGTATTGCTTTTTAGTTTTATTGTGATCTATACTATTATACCAGCCTTCAGCTTTTAGAATATCCTCAAAGTCCCTAATAACAGTACCATCTAAATTAGTTCTATACTTTCTTACAGTGGTCCAAACTCCCTCAGTAATATAATTACCATTACCATAGTTTCCACTAATTAACCACAAAGCACACAATTGATTTAAGGACCAGGTCTTACTACTCCTAGTACCTCCTCGGTTAATTACTATCTTAGCTTTGGAATCGTAGTTACGTTCGAATATCTCAGTCGCTTCCACGCTTTATATTGATATTGATATTATGGACAGTCTGTTCTATTTCCTGTTTATCTGGAGCGTTTAAACCAAACATCTTAGCAATAGAATCATAAGCACCTCTATAGTCACTTCCTTTGACCATTTCCTTAAGTAAATAGAATTTGGCTTTCTGGTCCTTAGTTAAGTTTTCTTTTGCTGCTAGGTCCATTAGATACTCCCAGCTTTTAATCATTTTAAAATAGCCCTCAGCTACTTCCTTCCTAGTTATTTGAAAGTCCTCAGCTTCTTTTTTTTGTAACTCTTTGACTGTTAGTATTATGTTAGTATCTGCTAATAGCTTACTAGAGTTTACTTTAATAGTGTCTAGACTAGTAGTTTCGCTAACATCATAAGCCCGTCTATAAGCTTCCGAAGCGTTGCCAGTGTTGACATACTCCTCAGCGAATTTTCTTTGTTTAGGTGTTAGCTTTTTAGTCATTCTTTTGTCTTAGTGATACCTTTAACAATATTAGATAACCTATTAAGTCTGTAACAGTGTCCTCTGTATTGTCATTAATTCCTTTATTCTTAATCCTAGATAGTTTGTCATCTATTCTAGCACTTATAGCCTCTATAGAATCTAGCTTACTAAATATGCTTATAGGATTATTAGCAGTGTCTCCATAATCTGCATTTTTTTGTAATAGTAGTTCTATCACTTCCTCACCTATTTTTTTTATTAAGTATTGAGTCTTCATTATTTTAAAGTATTTTCAATGACCTGTTTTATAAAATAGTCCGGTAGTCTCTTCCACTTCTCTTTAGCTGCCATAAATCTAACAAAGTAGTTTACTGGCTTACTACCAAATAGAGCCTTTTGTTCTTTAATTTCTTTAGGTGTTAGTTTCATTTAAAATCTGCTAAGTCTTTAACATCTACTTTAAACATCTTATAATCATTTTCTTTATAGTAAGATACTAAAGCTCTTTTAGTGCCTAACGATTTTATATAAACTCTCTTTCCGTTATATGTTAATCTTCTTTTCATTATTTCATTAATAAATCTCTTCGTCTTCTCGTCTATCATTTTCGTAAATATAAGCTAATTCTAATACATTGTAGTCAATTCCAAATTCATAAGTCGCTGACGCTACCCCGTTTATGTCAAAACATTGATAAACCTCTCCGTCTATTTCACTATAATAATAGAGTCCGTCTTCGTCAATAAAGTAGCCATAGCTAACTTTTCTTTTTTGGTGTTCTTTTTTTTCTGACATTCCTTTTCTTTTTTACAGCTTCAGCTTCTTTAGTTGTTAGCCAGTTTAATAGTAGGCTCATTTGGTTTTTTACGCAACTATTACAGGCCCAGCTAATCCTAACGTCTGGATAGTTTTCTTTTAGTATAGGATCAAAATTGTTTCTAAGAAAAGAGATGTCTACTTTACTAGGAAACGCTTTTACTTTGTCATATTCTTTAATTACTTGTTCTATTGTCATAATAATCGTCTTTCTATTATACGCAAAATTAATGGAGTTGTCAATATTAAAGGGTCTAAAGTTATAAAAAAAGTTATTAAACTAATCCAAAAGCTAATACAAAAGCTACAGTTAAAGGGTTTGTAGTCTAGTTTATTTATCATAGGTCTAGCATAATCTGTCCAGGTAGTGGCTAGTGATATTATTATTAAAGTGTTAAGTATAGAATTCATTTATCGACCAATTTTTTTTTATTTTATTTGCTAATTCTTTAAATTTATATTGTATAGTGTTTTGATGTATGTTAGTCTTTTTAGCTAGACACTGCTTATTACCTGAGCAAAGTAATAAATGTTCTAGCATAATCTTATCTAAGCCCTCTAGAGAGTTAATAAGGTCTTTTAGTACCTCATCTTTAAAACAGGTATTAGTATAAGTCTCTATGTCTTCTAAGCTGCTAAAGTGACTAGGAATATAGTATTTAGTTTTGTATCTACTACGCTCGCTAATTATTTGAAAGATACATAATTTGTAAACGTATTTCTTAATTGAGTTTTCGCTGTCTAATCGTATAATAAAGTCTTGTCCTTTGTTTAGTAGTAGTATAAAAATATCCTGTTTAAAGTCTTCTAATTCGACTACCTTATACTCTCTACCTATATACAAAATAAAGTTCTCTATTTTCTTAATTAGTTTATTATTCACTTAATCCTTAGTTACGTTATACATTTCAGACTTTAAGAAACTTATGTTTGTTCTCATAGCATCTACTACTCTATATCCAGACTCTAGTAGTCTTCTTAGTTGGTACATTTCGGGGACTTCTACCTTAGCTTCATTAGTGGCTCTAGCTACAGAAAAACCTTCAGCTACTTTAGTATGTATTACTTTCTCATAGTCTTCGTGTGCCTTAGTTCTCATAGTTTCTATGTGATATAGTCTACTAGTTAATTCTTTTAGTTGCTGGTTTAATTTATTGCCGTCAAATATATTAGTGTTGTTATACTCTTCTATTAGTTCAGCTATTCGTTCTAGTGTCGATTTCATTTTGTAAGTCTTGTATTGTTTTAAGTAAATTCATAAAATCCTCAAATTCTAAACAGGCATAGTCTTTCTCAAAGTTTTTAGTAAATACTACTACAGGTGTTTTACCCATTGGCTTATCTGCTCTAGCCTGAGCTAGTGCTTTCCAAATATTTAGCTTTTCCTGGTTTTTACATTCCCAGTGATAGTCGTATAATACAGAGTCTGGGTTAATGTCTATAATATCCCCTTTTATACTCATTCCCCCACTCATTGGAGTACGTCTTACATTAGTATTAAATTTATTATTTAATTGCTTTGCTACGTCTCTCTCGAATCGTTTTCCTTTTTGGTTAGCATTCATTTTTGGAAGTGTTTTCTTATTACTGCTCCTAAGTCCGCATTATTTGGGTAAATAGTACATAAGTAGTTTATACTGTTTTCTATAGGACTGTCTGGATTTTTATATACAGAGTCTTTAGTTTGCCTATATTCGTTTAAAGTTCTTTTTTTCATAATTTTTTCCGTTGTTTTCTGTCTTCAGAAATTTGTTTAAATAGCAATACAAAACAGCATCCAGCTAAAAAACAAAGTATGTGAGACACTAAAATTAATAAAAATATATTATTCATTATCTTTTAAGTTTGATGACTCTAATTCGGCTTTTTTTAGGTCGTGTTTATATTTATCGAAGCTAGTTTTTAATATAGCATTTTCTTTATAAGATACAGCGTTCTCGTATTTTAACTTAGCTATTTGTTTTCTTTGCTTTCTAATTTCGTCTTGTAGTTCGTGTATTAGTTCTAGTATGTCTACTAAAGTCTCTAATCCATCCCTTTTAACTTTGTCTTTTTTCTTTTCTAGTTGGTGACTAGCTTTAATAATTAATATATCTAGTTTGTTTTTTCTTAATAATACGTCTAATTCGTCCATAATTTTGTGTTATTTTGTTGTGTTTTTTAAAATGTTGTGGCCTCCAATAGTAAATCCTAAACCTCCGTTATAATCAAAACAAAGCGGCTCGTCTAGTGTTGGTGT